TCTGAAAAATCTATACGAACATCAAACCACCCTCTGTCTTGAATTAAACCATCAGAAAAAACTTGTGATTCTATCCAATCGAGTTTGTTGTTATCAGAAATCTGCATGTACAACTTTGTTAGTGTCTCTGCAACTTCTTGCATACCAGCACCACGCGGTTTAAATTCTACATCTGCTCTTCGTGTACTTTGTTCACCAATAACAGTATTAACTGTTGGTAAAATTGTGTTGATTGTTAAGGCGGGTCTACCTTGGTCATCTAACGCAGCAATATCTGCTTCGTCCCATTGTTCACCGCGATAAAAATTATCACATTGTTTTGCTATTTCAATATAATCAGTGTGACCGTTGTCCCTGGCTCGTGTGTAAGATTCCCATTGCCGACGGGCAATGTTTAGCTCTTCTGCTGCGTCCAGTTTCTTTTTAGGTTTTTTATACTCTGCCATTAAGCACTCATCGATGATTTATGTTTCTCGCCTTTAGTTAAATGTTTTAACTTATCTCTCCAAGATGGAACATGCTCCGGTCTTTCGTAGAAGGTAGCAAATTCTGTCATCATTAAACCTATCCATGCCAACGCATCGACTTGGTCATCATGGGCTCCATTTGGAAAACGTAAAAGTTCTGCAACCATGGTTCCAGTCCAAACAGCGTCCTTTGGAAAGTATACCATACCTTGTTGCATTCTACCTTGAATTGCACGTGCTCTTGCTTCTTTATCTCTACGACCTACTTTTAGGTCTTTAAAGTAAGCTTCGCTTAATCCCCGTTCTCTAGTACGTTTCTGCAAAAAGGGCCCCAAGGCCATTTCAATATGACCTCGTTCTATGCCTACTATACCCGGGCGCCAGGTTTCGTACAAGTCTAAAATTTGTTCTACTAATTCAAACCCATCATATTTTCCGCGAACGACATCAACAACAAATAAATTATCATATTCATCGACCCCGACAACAATACCAACTGAATAATCGTTCCGGTCACGTTGTCCGATCGCAAGGTCCCACGCGCAATAGTAATTAAGCTGTGCATATTCAATGTCTTCATCCTCATAATAACGAATCATGTCTCGGCTAAAATAATCGCCTTCGTCGGATACTGGATTCTGTTGATACAGAGCAGACCAATCTCGGGGACCGATGGCTTTCCTTATCTGCTCGAGCGCGTCCACATTATAACGCTCTGGATGTAAACTTTCACCATATTTTCTAAAAGTTTCATCAGTTTCTGCAATGGCTGGGTATTTAATTACTTCCCACTGGTCAGCACCTTCTTCTGCTTGTTTTAATAATCGACCAGCTAAATCGTCGTCGTGCCATCTTGTGAGAATCACAAGTATTCCACCCCCGGGTGATAAACGTGTATAAGCAGTTGATGTATACCAATCCCAGGTCGCATCGCGGTTGTTATCTGATTCTGCATCTTCGCGGTTTTTTACCGGATCATCGATGACCATTACGTGTGCACCTTTACCAGTAATACCTCCACCAACACCCGCTGCAACATAACCACCACCTTGGGTCGTTTGCCACGATTCAATTGACTGAGAATCTTTATCCAGCCTAGCTTTTTCAAAGACATTTTTATATACTGGTTCTCTAAGGAGTTGACGAACTTTTCTTGAAAAATTCATTGCAAGAGAACCTGAATACGAACAACTTATAAACTCGTGATTAGGATGTCGACCCAAGTGCCACGCAGGAAATGCAACACTGGCTAAAGTAGATTTACCGTGTCGCGGTGGCATAAAGAGCATCAACCTTGGTGATTCTTTATTTGCTACTTGATCACTAAATTTTTCTAACCTTTGACAGATATCTTTGTGTACCCAGCCGGCTAAATAATCTGGATTAAAACGTTCAACAAATGGGAGTAACCTTTTACGTGCTAAGATTCTTTTTGCTAGTTCTTGTTCCGCTTTTACTTGTGCGGATAAGTCTTCTTGTTTCGCTTGAGCCGGTTCAGACTTCAACTGGGGCTCGGGAACTTTTTCAGCCTCGTCCGCCCTACAGTAAACACATATATCATCTAACAATATAAGGGTTTCATGATATAACCCTTTACATCTTTGGCATTCAATCTTTTGTGTCATTAGCTGGCTCTAAATATTTTGTATCTGCCCCTGCAATTCTTAGCAACTCTGCATCGGACAATCTTTCCAACTGTTCTACTTTATCCACATTAATATTTATTTGCGTTGCGTTCTCAGGCATAAATAGACCGTGGAGCTTGCACAACGAATCGACAACATTCTTTTCTTCAGTCGCGGTCGCCGATTTACGGTGCGCTTCTAAATACATTCCCGTTGCTGTGTTTTTATCAAACTTAACTTCTTCACGCATTTCATTACGTAAATAGGCCAGAGCTTTTTGTAATTTTTCTGTTTTAAATAAAGAGTAAACACGGTCTACATCTCTATAGCCCGCAGCTCTTCCAGCGGCAGCTTTTGTCATACCGCGTAAATGAAATAACACCAACCTTTCTTCTTGAACAGAAAGCTCGTTTAAGTGTAATCCGGCATAAGGTAGGTGGGATTGAAACTCCGCTCTATCCTGTTCGGTTATTTCTGTAGGTCTGTCTTCGTCTAATAAACGCATGTAAATGGAATTATATTAGTATTCTTCTCTATTTGTCACGATATTCTTGCACCACCAATAGAGCTCGTGATCATCGAGCACGTGTTTCATGATGTTTACTCTATAACAAACTAACTGTAAATTCATTTTGGTATATGGACCGTCGGGCTGGATTCGGTCAACGCTGGCATTAAAATCATGGTAGCCCCCACCTTTTCTCCACGTCATAATATTATTGGACAACGCACAACGGCCCTCTTGTTCTTGCCACAATTCAAAAAGATCTTCTGGCACAAGGTCCCATTCGCAAGTATCTTTGCGCTTGTTTTTTAGACTGTTGAAGATGTGCCGTAGAAAACGCTCGGGGTCCCCGCTCGATCTCCGTTGTCGAAGGTCGACGGTACACGCTTTGCAAACATTACGTGGGTAAGTACCATTTCCAGATTTCAATTTCTCTTGGACAAATCTAGAAAGATCCAGTTCTTTTTTGCAGCGATCGCAAACTTTAGTTGTCATAAATTTTTTCTGAAAATTTTTTCTCAGAAATTTTTTTTGAAAATACTATACTATATCGCTGATTCATTGTCTCCCCCCTCGCCTCCAGCAGCCCCCCGCCTCCCTTTTTTCATTTTGGAACCTTGTTTCCGATTCATCGTCCTGGAACCTTGTTTCGATTTCCGGGTAGGCTGTATAGTCTCGCTCCCCTGTCGCTCGACGGTTGTTTATGTTATGTGTATTCAATAAAGAATATATACATATGATCTTAATCGATCGGGAGTAATCAACATGTTTGATAAACTTATACAACTATCTGGTTCAGCTACAAGATCTGTCGTAGATCTATCCAAGAAAGTAGCAAGTAAATCTATCCCAGCCGTGGCTCGTGTATCTACTGAGTTCGCTAAAGGATATACATCTAAAGACTGGAAACCTTCAGTCGTTATGCCTAGAGCTAAGCCAACATCTTCTGAAGAGTCAGGGGATGTTGGAGTATGTAACATCTGCACAGGGCCATACGTCGACGGTCAATGTTTAGAATATAAATGCTGGAGATAATTATGAGACTACTATCACTACTTCTATTCACTGCATCAATGATTCTATGGACACTTATGTCTATTGAAATTAAAACAGGTAACTCTATCTATTGGGGTTACCTACACTATGGTATATGGCTTATTCTAAGCTTAACTACAATCGGCCTCGGGTACGCGCTCGCGGTCACAGACAGGAGATAAATATGAACATATTATTCTTTTACTTCATACTTGCACCACGCATGGTATTTCTTAAACCTCGTGAATCTCTAGTAGATTTACGCAACATCTTGGCCTCCAAACAGGAGGTCAAGTTTACGCGAGAATATCGCAGACTTCGTAAGTCACCGAAGATGCCATTTTGGTTCTGCGTTTACACCGCACTAAGAGACTGCGATCTTTTAGTAGACACGCTTGAAACATATGCTATAAGAACTAAGCCTTTACTCGGGCTAACACACTTACAGCTAACAAAACTATTAAACATCAAAAACTATTAATAGTTCTCCCCCGGGGGCTTCGGCCCCCACCCCACTACTATCATCACGAAGTGATGTGGAGTGCGTGCATCATGTGCGTGCGAGCACTGGGAAAATGTTACACGTGTTACACGTAAAAAGCCCATGTGTAACACATTAAGTGTAACGTGCTTCAGCCCAGTAAAATAGCGAGCTTGCATATGTGCATGCATGCAAATGTTACAGCGTTACAGCAAGACCAGATAGAGGTTGTACCATAACGACCGTCGACCGTTGTTCTTTAATCGAGAACATAAATCATCTGTTACATGTAACATAATCCAAGCAAACAGTACAACCACGCGGGTTTCAGGCTGTTACAGTACCCTAAATTCATCTGTAACAAGTGTAACAAATGCTCGCAAACCCGCATTCTTACGTTCAAATGTTACAGCTGACTCCTACGTCGTCTAGCTGGTTGTTCATTATTTGTAAATTTATATAGGAGATACATATGAGTATTCATAAATATTGTCCTGCATGTCATACACCCCAGTCTGAAATCGATCAGACTTGGGAAGACATGGGCATAGATCTTAATGATCTTTTGCCTTGTGTTTGTGATGACGCTCGGGATTCTAATACAACCGACGCCTAACGGCGTTGGTTGGTTGTTTATTATTTGTAAAAATTGGAGATCGTTATGAATCGAAGACAGTTTTTAAGTTTAACAATTGGTAAACCGGCGCAAGCCAAGGAGGACATTATGTCATTTAATACCACGTCTAGCCCACGCCAGGGCAACTCATTGGTTATCACTCAAAAAGGTAACCTTATCTTAAACGCAACTAGGAGAAATCCTAAAGCTGATGAGCAAGGTCAGAATGTGACTTTGCCTATGGATCAGCTGTTTGAGTATGCTTACCTCAAGCCTAACGGCGCAGTGGTAATCAAACAGATTGGACAGGAAGAATTTACTTTCTATCCAGCTGAGAAAAAAGTTGAGGCACAACAGCCTGAGCTTGATTTAGCATCTGCATCAGTTGCATAACCATTGGGGGCTTCGGCCCCCTTTTTAGTTTAATACTCAATTATGTGCGTTTGTGCATGCGTTGTGACGCTACGCGTCTACAACGGTTGTTTATAGTTTATGTATTTATTACATATGGAGATAAATTATGAAAATAAATAATTGGTTTATGTGGAAACTTAGAATGCAGATTCTTATGTATGTAAACAATTTGCACGAGTATCCTATTCGTAGTCCATTACAACAGAATGAACATTGTCCAGTATGCGACGAACATGTTCCTGCTGTTCGGTTTACGGGCTCAGTTCTTGAATTAGAACAAATTGATGAAGATACATGGATCTTGGCTGACGGCTCGGTTGCAGTAGAAGATGGTTACGGCGGATTGATGGTTTCATTATGCATTGATTGTGTGACTGAACACAACGCTATAGAAAAACGTAATAAAGGCTTACCACAAGATGATGATGGCCCTTATGACTGGTGTACCAAAACCCGCGTTGAGGTATGAATTTTAATTTCTTTCTTTTATTACAAGGAGGTATATATGGAAGAAAAACACATTGACGAGTCAATTCGTCAAGAAGCGAGTAGTTATTTGTATATTCCTGAGTTGAAGAACTCAGAAGTAGTGCAAGTAATTGCAAATAGAAATCAACACTCTAAACCACAAGGAGGTAATTATGAGTAAAGGTGCAGATATATTTGACCCAGCAGATATTGAGGT